CGTGAGTGTGGCAAGTTTGGTTTGTGGGATGAGGCGTTTGTGTATCGCAACTTGAAACTAGCTGAAGAGGCAAAGGCCATTTTTGAAAGCCAGTGCAAAAAGTTGAAAAGTATATAAGCGATGTGCAATCTGGCGCGGTGCCAGTTTGTGAACACGTGCGCAATGCAGTGGCTCGTTATGTGGCGGATCGTGCAGCGGGTTGGGGATTTTCTGAAACCTACGCTTTGCATGCCATTGAATTTATTGAGCAGTTAGAGCATAGCACGGGCGAATATGCGGGCAAGCCATTTGAGTTGGAGCCATGGCAGGCTTTTATAATTTGGAATCTGTTTGGGTTTCTAAACGAGGACGGATCTCGAAGATTTACGCGGGCTTATGTTGAAGTGCCACGCAAAAATGGTAAATCTACTTTTTCCTCTGCGATTATGCTTTACGGACTTATTGCAGATGATGAATCGGCGGCGCAGGTTTACAGCGCGGCCACAAAGTTGGATCAGGCAATGATGGTTTTCGGCGAGTCGGTTAGGGTTTGTCAAAATCTGCCTTGGTTGAATGAAGCGCTCACCGTTAACAATTCTGTAAACAATCGGCGCATACTTTACGGGCAAAGTATTTACAAGCCGCTCGAGTGGAACCCAGGCAAGCAGGACGGACTCAATGCGCACTTTTGTTGCATTGATGAATATCACGCGCACCCCAACGATGAGCTGTATAACGTAATCCGAAACTCAATGGGTGCAAGGCGGCAGCCGTTGCTGTTTACAATCACGACGGCGGGCTTTAATCGTGAGGCACCCTGCTACAAGCACCGGCAGTATTGCGCAGGTGTGTTGAGTGGCAATATAAAGGATGATGCTTTGTTTTCGGTGATCTATACATTGGATGAGGGCGATGATTGGACGGACCCCGCAGTATGGGCCAAGGCCAATCCTAACTGGGGCATTTCTGTAAACCCTCGCCAATTGGAGCAAGGATTGACCGAGGCCAAGGAGTTCGTGCACAAAGAAGTTGAATTTAAAACCAAACTGCTCAACGTGTGGACTGATACCGCAATGACTTGGATAAGCGACAGCGACTGGAAAGCCTGCGATGGGGTGGACGATCTTGAAGGCGCTTTGTGTTATGGTGGTTTGGATTTGGCAAGCACGGGCGACTTTTGCGCATTCACGCTATACTTCCCAGAGTTCCACGCGATTCGGTCGTGGTATTGGTTGCCTGCTGAGACGGCCTACAAAAGAAAGGATGCAGCCGGGCAATCGATAAGACAGTGGGCAGCCGATGGGCATATTGAGTTAACGGATGGCAATGTAACGGACTATGCATTTATTAAAGCGCGGATCATTCAATTGGCGCAGCAGTACGACATCAAAGATATTGCTTTCGACAGATTCAACTCTTCGCAGTTGGTTATTGAATTGCAAAATGAAGGTCTGCAAATGTTTCCTTTTGGCCAGGGCTTTGTTTCAATGAGTGCGCCCACTAAAGAACTAGAGCGACTCACAAAAGACAAACAGATAAGGCACGCGGGCAATCCAGTCACCCGTTGGATGATGGGCAATATTATGCTGCGCACAGATCCAGCGGGCAATATCAAAATAGACAAAGCGAAGTCAGGGGATAAAGTGGATGGACCCGTAAGCATCGTGATGGCGTTGGGCACTTGCATGCAGGATGCCGCCAAAGAAAAAGAATCTGATTTTTGGTTCGTAAGCTTATGAAATTCTTAGATGACTATATGCAAGAGTACTACAACAACCTCCCGAAATATCGGACGTATGAGGATGCCTACAATGCGACCGAGGAAAAGTATTTCGGCAAGTTTGGAGTGAGGCGCTACAAAAACTATGATGTATTTCGGGCGGCGCTCAGTAGGTGGTTGGCCCAGGGGCGGAATAAATAAGATTTGTTAACGTGAGTAATTTTCAGCAGTTGTAATTTGCGGGCGATGAATTTAAGATTCTGGCAGCCAAGAAAGGAAAAGCGCAGTTCACTGTCGCAGCCAACGGATTGGCTTATCAATACTTTACAAAATGTTTTCGGCTATCAAACAAAAAGCGGGCAAGCTGTTAACGACCGCACGGCTTTATCTATTGCGTCAGTGCATGCGTGCGTTAGAGTTATTGCAGACGGTATTGCGGGGCTTTCTTTAAAGTTGTACAAAGACGATGGCATAGATCGTGAGCAGGTTGTGGTCCACTACGCTACTGCATTGGTGAACGAACCAAATCCCTACCAAACTAAATACGATTTCACCAAATACATGGTGAGCCACTTGGCGCTGAAGGGTAATGCTTACGCTTTTATCAATCGCGACAGCAGATATTTGGGTATTGAGTTGCATCCGATTGCACCTGACTACGTTCAGCCAATTATGCAAGATGGGCAATTATTCTACAAAGTGAACCGCAAAGGATTCCCTGGCATGATTCCAGCCGCCGACATGTTGCACTTTAAAGGGTTGTGCGGTGATGATCCGCTAGTTGGATTGAGTCCTATAGTGGTGCATGCCGAAACCTTGGGTATTGACTTGGCAGCAATTAGCCAGAGCGCAGGCGTTTACAAAAACGGAGTGCTTAAATTCTTGTTAACAAGCGACGCGCAAATAAAGCCAGAGCAGGCAGTGCCGTTGAAGAAAAGTCTTGATGATGTTATAGACGGGGCAAGCCGTAGCACTGTGTTGCCTAACGGGATCAAGATGGAAAAGCTATCTTTAAGCCCTGAAGAGGCGCAGTACTTAGAAACCCGCAAATTTTCGGCCGAAGAAATCGCACGCATTTTTGGGGTGCCGGCTTCTATGATTGGCGCAAAGGATGGCATCAAGTCTAGCGTTGAGCAGGAATACCAAGATTTCTATGCTCGCACCTTGGCGAGTTATGCGATTAACATCGAGCAGGAAATGGCCCGCAAGCTGTTAACAGAAAATGATAAGTTAACTTATTACTTTAAATTTAATTTCAACTCACTATTGAGAGCCTCCGCTAATGAGCGCGCAGACTATTATAACAAAGGCATTCGCGGCGGTTGGCTCTCGAGGAATGAAGCCCGCATGTTTGAAGATGCAAACGGATTCAACGGCGGTGATGAATACCTAATTGAAAGCAACCTAATGCCATCGAGCAAAATTGACGCTTACATGGACGCAAAGATTGCACAACTAATGAGCACCGCAGACAAGAATAACAACCCAGAGGGAACCAATAACACAGAAGTAATTTAAAATGAAACAAGAAAGGCGCACATTTACGGGCACCGTTATAGCCAGAAGCGAAGACGAAAACATGCCCAAAGAAATCGGAGGCATTGCCGCCGTTATTAATAGCGTTACCGATTTGGGATATTTTGAAGAGGTGATCGAGCGCGGTGCGTTTGACAATGCTTTAAATAAAGAGTATGACATCCGCTGTTTGTTTAACCACGAGGCCGAGTTAATTTTGGGCCGCACCAAAGCAAACACTTGCAATGTGTTTGTGAATGGCGATGGAAACCTAGAGTATACATGGGTGCCTGATTACGAAAACCCCACGCACATGTCTGTTGTTCGTTCAATCATGCGCGGCGACATTACGCAAAGCTCATTTGCTTTTACCATTAAGGAGCAGAAGTGGAGCGAGTCTACCAAATACGGATCAATGGGCCAGCGCACCATTACAATGATCGAGGATCTGTACGACGTGAGCCCGGTTACTTATCCCGCTTACGCTGACACGGAAGCCGATGCTCGTAGCATTGTTGCCTTGCGTGATCAAGAGCAAGAAATCGAAGAGGCCAAAAGAAGCCAAGCCTCTGCCGATGTTTTGAAATTGGCTTTACTTAGATACGAAAACCTTTAAACAAAAATTAAAATCATGAATAAAATCAAAGCCCTTAAAGAAGAGCGTGGACGTTTGCTAAGCGAATTGTCTACCTTGCAAACCACTATTGAAAAAGAAGCCAGATCTATGGCCGATTCAGAAACCAATCGCTTGAGCGAAATCGAAGCCCGTTTGGGTGCGATCAAAGCTGAGGTTGAAACCTTGGAGAAATTGCAAAACTTGGCAGCCCAAGCCGCTGGCCATTCTGCAAGCCGTTCAGAAGAGAAAGAAAAGTCAGAAATGGCTAAAGAGTACAGCTTCAAACGTGCTATCGACATGGCTATCTCTGGCCGTCGTGAAGGCGTTGAGGGTGAATTTTCTGCCTTGGCTTCTAGCGAGTACCAACGTTCAGGCGTTTCTGTTTCTGCTCACTCTATGAAGATCCCTTCTGAGGTTTTCAAACGTGATATGTCTGCTACTGGCGGTTCTGCAGGTTCTGAAGGTGGTGTAAACGTTCAAACTTCTGTAGGTTCTATTATCGACGTGTTGTTGCCTAAGACTGTATTGCGCGGTTTGGGTGTTCAGCAGTTGAGCGGATTGGTTGGTAACTTGGATATGCCAACTGCTAGCACTGTGCCTTCTGCAGGTTGGAACACTGAAAACGGAACAGCTACTGAAAAGAGCCCCGCGTTCAGCAAAATTACTTTCAGCCCTAAGCGTTTGGCTGCTTACATTCAGGTTTCAAACCAGTTAATGTTGCAATCTAGCAACTCAATTGACGCCTACGTGCGTAACTGGTTGTTGAATGCAATGGCTCAATCTTTGGAAACTGCTGCCATCAAAGGCGGTGGATCTAACGAGCCTACTGGTATCATTGCTAACTCTTCTGTTAACGTAACTTTCGCAGGTGGTGCAACTTCAAACAGCACTAACGCAAACGGAATCGCTCCAGTATGGGCTGACGTTGTGAACTTGATGAAGGCTGTAGAAAACGCAAACGGCGAAGGTGTTGCTTACTTGACCAACCCTAAAGTAAAAGCTGCTTTGCAAACCATTCCTCGCCAAGCTTCAGGTGTTGAAGGTAACTTTATTTGGCCTGCAGGTGGTTCTGAGTTGAACGGTTACAACGTGGCCACTTCTACTTTGGTTCCTAGCAACTTGAGCAAAGGATCTAGCAGCACATTGTCTGCAATGATCTTTGGAGATTTCAGCAAAATGGCCATCGCCTCTTGGGGTGGTATGGAGTTGACAGTTGATCCTTATAGCGGCGCAACTGCTGGCTTGACTAACGTTGTATTGAATGCTTACTTAGATTGCAACTTGTTGCAGCCTACTGCCTTCGCAGTTTGTAAGGACATCGTAGCCTAATGCCCTGCCCGCTTGGGGGCGTTAAAGTTCCAAGTGCCGGGGGTGATCTTGACTGCATCGCCCCTGGGCCAATATGAAAGTGAGATTTACCGCAAACCCTACAGGCCAATTTAATTTGTCATACAATGTAGGCGATGAAGTGATTATTGAAACCAAGCAGGCCATGCTTTTAATTGAGGGTGGTGTTGCTGAAGAGATTGCAGTATTGACGCCAACTAAAAAGAAGGCAAAGCCAGTGAACCCTGAAACCGAATTAGACGCCGAATAAAATGTTTATAAGCCGCAGATATACCGCCTTTGCAAATGTTGCAACCGATTACTTAAGTTTAGCGGATGCGAAGAGCCATTTGCGCGTTACTTCGTCATCCGATGACACCTATATTTCGGGGCTTATCTCGATGGCAATTGAGGCCTGCAGTAATTATTTGGGCTACTCGATTCGCAAAGGAACTGCGAAGTATGGCTTTGACTCATTTACAGGCTCGCCTGCGCTCGTGAATCCCGTGAATGGCCTCAATATACCTAGCGGTAATTATCTGCGTTTAAACACGCGCTGCTTGTCTGTTGTATCTGTTAGTTATGTGAACGACTCGCAGTCTGTTGTGGCTTTTGATTCTAGCTCGTGGTTGGTTTCACCTGACCCAATGGGCAGTTATTCAAGAAATATCTTTTTTGAAGATACCCCATCTTCGATAACGGATGATGTAATTAAGTACATTGTTGAAATTACAGAAGGTTTTAACCCTGTTGGAACGTCGAGCGTTGACCCAGACACGATATTTCCGGCAACTATTAAGCACGCTGCTTTGTTGTTGGTGGCTCAGTACTACGATAACAGACAGGCCATTGTAACAGGGACAATGCAAACCGAAATGAGTTTAGGTTTCCACTACCTTCTCGATCCGTACAAAATCCAAATAATGATCTAATGAATGCAGGATTGATGGACGTGCTCGTGAGTTTGCAGAGCTACACCGAAACCACAGACACAAACACGGGCGAGAAACTGCAAACGTGGACGGAATACGCAACCGCATGGGCGCAGCGTGTTGAGCAGGAAAGCGGAAGCGAAAATGTAAACGCCGACAGACGCGAGCATAAGCAAATAGTATTTTACACAATCCGCTACAATTCTGCGGTAGGTGTTAAGCATAGAGTCGTTGACGATAACGGAGCGCACAACATTGTTAACATTGCAAACCTGCAGCGGAATCTATATTTGAAATTGCAAACCGAATTGACGCAATAATGGCAAACAAGCGCGAGATAAAAATGGACGGCCTTGCTGAAGTTATTGCAGCATTGGAAAAAATGGGCGTTGATGTCAAGTCTGAGAAACTTCAGAACATGATAAAAAAAGAATCTCAGTGCATCATTGACACGGCCAAAAGTTTGGCACCTGTTAAGACTGGCAACATGCGCGATTCAATTGGCTTCATTACCAAAATGGATAAGGATAACAGGGAGCGTGTATTGATTGGATTGAGTGGTAATTATTACAATCACTATTTAGGCGTGATGTTTGAATACGGAACCGCTCCACGTATACAAGAAAAAACTGGAAGGTACACGGGCGAACTCGGAACACAGCGGGCATTCATGCGCCCTGCAATGGACCAAAACAGAAACCGTGTAATCGAAGGTATTAAAAAAGGCGTTGATCAAATCATTGCCGACTTAGCAAAGAAAAATAATCTAATATATAAATAACCATGGCAACTACTGGACCAGTAAACGGCACGCTTATAAGCATCTATAAAGATGTGGCAGGCACATTGACCAAAATCGCAAACGCGACTTCACACTCTATCGACATTTCAAAAGACATGATCGACGTAACCAACAAAGACAGCGCAGGCGCAAAGGAATTTATCGCAGGCGAATATGGCTACACGTTGAACGTTGAAGGTATCTTTGAAGAGGATGCGTCTGTATCTACAACAGGCCAATCATTCAAAGACCTTTTGACAGATCTTTTGGCAGGTACTTCTGTAACTGTTGTAATGACCACCAACAGCACAGGCGACCAAAAATTAACAGGCGCCGCTTTCTTTAGCAGCTTAAGCCTTAGCGCTCCTAACAATGACAAAGCAACTTTCACTGGTACTTTGCAAGGTTCAGGCGCTTTGACTATTGGCACCGTTGCCTAATACTTTTTGTCTTATATTTGTGGCATGAACCACATTATCATTGGGGGTGTTCAGCACCCCCTTTTGTTTAACATGAACAGCCTGCGCAACGTTATGCAACTCGCAGGAATGGAAAACTTCGCAGATCTAAACCTGCAGAAAGACCTCGCTAAATCTATGGACTTCGCACTGGCTTGCGCATTCTATGGCATTGTTGAAGGCTACGAAGCCGAGGGCAAAAAGACGCCATACACTAGCGTGCAGAAGTTAGGGGCGGCCGTTAAAAAGTTTACAGAGTTGAGCCCTGCATTGGATGGATTCACGGCAGCAGTTACAGACTTTTTTAGCACAGAAGAACCTGAGGGAAAGTAAAAGCCAAGGGCGACAGCGCACCGCTAACTTGGCGCAAAATTGAGCGCATCAGTTACGGCGAACTCGGACTATCTGAGCACGAGTTTTGGAAATGCACCCCACGCTTTTGGCGTTTGAAATTGGAGGGCATGCGTGAAGCTCAGACGCAAGCCTATAGAAACCAGTGGGAAATCACACGATGGGCAGTTGCTACGGGTATGGCGCCTCACTTAAAGAAACCCATAGAACCCAAAAGGCTGTTAACATTTCCATGGGAGGAACCAGAGTTTTTGTCTATTCACGAAGCGCTTAAACTATATTCGCATGTCTTTGATAAGTTAACCCCAGACGCCAAGGCATGAGCGCACCCATAAAAATAGTTTATAACATTCTCAGCAACAACTCAGCGCTCACGGCCTTAGTTAGCAGCAGGATTAATCCCATACGCATTCCGCAAGAGTCGGCATTCCCTGCAATCGCTTATAACTTAGTTAGCGTTATTGCATCCCCTACCAATACAAGCCACAGCCGTACAGACTTTGCACGGGTGCAAGTGAGTAGCTTCGGCACTACGTTTGCCGATGTGATGGACACGGCTGCAGAGGTTCGGGCGGCGTTTGAATCTGTCAACTACCCAGATACTTTTAATGGGGTATACTGCCAGGCGATTGAGTTCGATGGCGAGGTGCATTTAGCAGAAGACGAGGCGGGCTTTGCGGGCGTTTATCACATTGCTCAGGACTTTATAATTAATTACAATTACGCCGCACCGATTCC